TAAACAACCACTTTTGGTTGATCGTCCGTTATTCGATTCTGTAAGAGTTACCACACAGACTGTTGGAAGTCAGGCAACTAATACTTTATTCGTACAGGGTGGTCAAGCACCATCTATCTTGGTTGATATGGACGCAGCGTTAAGTGAAGACAATAACAACGGCGGCGTAATTGATTCTATACTCATCACTAGAAATGATTATTATCGTAGTGATGACTTTACTTTAAATGCAACCAACAAGGATTCGATTGTTTCCTTGATAAGTGGCATGGTTGTTTTTATGGAAGATCCTACACAATCTACTGTTTCTAGTAACAGTTATCAATTCGGACATTATACATATACAGGAGCAACTGCTTTAACTGGGGTGCTTAAAGCTTTAAACTACTCTGGAGGATTAACTCAAGGTTTTACTTATCAAGGTGTTGCTTATGGACAGCAACCTGAAGTAACTTTTGTATTTTATCAATCACGTGGAACAACAACTCCCATACCTGCTTCTGGAGACTATAATGTTTTATTTGCTAAAAAAGTACCAGCAGGTGTACACAGTGTGGATTGTTCTGATGTAATGCCTCATGTAGCTACTCCGGGAGTTCATGCAGCGTTTGCCTCAGCTACAGGAGATGCGAATGCAGGATTACCCATAAGGAATAGAGGAATATATCTAGAACGTGGTGACAGAGTATATGTAGGAGTATACGCAGAAGGTCCTAATACAGCCGGTTATGCCTCTGGAGTGCACGTTTCTGCACAAGGAGGGTTCTTCTAATGATAGCTCGTATTCCTCGTAAGAAAGGGCAGCCAGCGAACAGTAAGAAACATAGTGATTTATACACGGATGAAAATCCAAAAGGAACCATAAAGGGTCTGGGGTTCAAAGATAAAGCAGCAGCTGTTTCTAGTGTTGCAAAGATTAAACGTAGTGATAGAACTCATGCCCATAAGACACAAGCTGCCATAGCAATGGAACAACGTGCTAAGGCTGCTGGCAAAAAGCAACCAGCTGCAGTGTATAGAAAATTTATTGAGGAACAGAAGAGAAAGACTAAGAATAAAAAATAATGGTTAAAAGAGGTGATACTTTTGGGTTTGGTGCTTTTAACGGTGCAAGTAAACCTGATAAATTTGGTGTATTACCTATAGAAGCTGAGTTCGGGGGAAGTTTACCTAACTCTCTCTACAGAGTGAACAGTGCTTCCTCTTGGTCAAGATGGAGAAGAGGTTTTGAGATAGCTACAGCTTCTTACTATCAAAATACAATTGACTTTCCTTTTACTTACAAAATTCCTTTGCCACAGGGAGCATCTCCAGCTGCGGGTAATCAACCTGCTATTCCCGGAGTATTTAAAGGTTTTCCAACTAAGAATAAAGAATTAGGTTGTCACTGGGCGGGAGTAAGAGTAGCAGGTAGCCTACGTTTTGATAATGTATTAGATCATACTGGAGCCAGAGCTTCTATTGCCTCTGTAACTGAAGATGAAGAATTTTATATTGTTCAATTATCAGGAAGTTGGAGTGCCACCAATCCTTTGCCTCCTCCTTTATTTATACCTGTAGCAGGAATACCTGAGGGTATAAAACCTACCATTGGAGAGGTTATTGAAGACCGAATAATAGAAGCAGAGGGAGTACCAATTAATAGGGAAACAATTGATCCCACCACTCAGAAAAGATTTGGATTTGTACAAGCTGTTATAGCGGAGATAAATGAAAATACTGGAGTAATTAAATTAAAGAAGAGAGGATCTATTGAAGCTACACCAGATAAAGTTCTAGTTACTCCTACAACTAGAGGACCTAATGTTGGTCGTTTCTTTATGACAGGAACTAGATATTATTGCACCTGTCAGGATTACAGCAGAAGGGATTATGCTTATCTTTCAACATTAGGTAAGAGAAAGGCAAGTAACTTTCCAAGAACAAACGTAGCTTCTCTAAAACCTGGACGTTTTGAAGTATTGAAGATTGGTGACAAGGTTTCTAACCAAGCCATGACTAATGCTGTAACTAATAGAAGAATGGAGATTATATCTCCTAGTGTTGAATTTAATTTACCTCCATCTATTGCTCCAACTTCTTCTACCGTAGTAGGAGCTACAAGAGATAATCCCGGTGTTTATAAAGATTTTGGATCTGTTTATATAAGAAGTGGATCTGATCCTTCTCTTCCAGGAGCTAGGTCGGACGGCATGCCTTCCTTCAAAGATTATCAAGCAAAAGATAATGTCATAACTCAACTAACCGACTTTTGGGAACCTGTATTAGATGAGATACGATATTGTAAACATATATACTCCATGAAATTTGAAGAAGGTTTATTCCCTCCAGAACCTTCTGATTTCCCTGTGGGTATGGAAAGCATGGCCGAATGGGAACAGGCACTGGTTGAAAAGACAAGAAACGAACAAGAAACAGCGATAAGAGATCTGATGAATTATGGATTAGCTTATATGGATATACCTCCCTTCAACTGTCAGTCTCCTATGATGGTTACTATGATGCAGAAACTGTTTAACATCCCTAGTAACTTTGTTTTGCTACAGAATTTTACTATGTTTGATAAGACAGGGAAGGCATATACACCATCAGTAGGAGGTAAACCAGCACTATGAGTGATCCTAAATTTGGAGATATTGTCGACACTAAT